CTAATGCCATTACAGTCTCGCTGTTGTGGTTTTCATATATGGATAATGTGTCTGGATAAGTTTAAAGACGTATTTCCAGTCCACATTTTGCGCTAAAATATCTACGCCATGCTCTTTCTTTATTCTCATAACATCAGTCATTGATAAATCTAAAACCTGATGAAACTCTTTCTTTGGATCGTATTTTTTCCAACTGCTTACAGAGTTTCTGGCATTCTTGTTATCTTCAAGAAGTTGTGTTATGTCGTGAGTTTGATCTAACCTTAGTCTGCCATCGTTTTCAACAGTCCACTCTTCCTTCATGTTTCCATGCCAGTTTGTAAACTTTTGCTCACTCATTTCTCTCTCCTACCATTTAACTTTGTTAGCCCAGTAAGCCGCTGACATAGGGCCTCTGGCTATATTCTTACGGTGACGAGCCTTAAATGACGCTCGTTTCTTTCTCATTGCTTCTGACTCACCCTTCTTAGGCTTACCAGCAGTCTTTGCTCCTTGCTGACCAAAACGTATTGTCTTGATCTGACCGCCTGACCTTGCCACTACAATGTGTGACTTAGTAGGATGATTAGGTGTTCTTTTAGGCTTGTTGTAACCAGACACCCCGGCTCTTGCAAGTCTAGGGTCTGTCTTACGTTTTATCCTAACTTTGGCCATTACTTTTTCTTAGCTGTTTTCTTTGATTGCTTAAATGCTTTTGCAGTCGGTGCGCCTTTAGTACCAGGCTTTCTCATCTTCTCACCGCTACCTGCTTTAATTCTTTTGCGCTTAGCATTAATATTTGCGTATAAACCTTTTTTAGCCGGCATCTTTATCTCCGTGTTTTTTTCTTAGCTTTAGCTGACAAATCTTTAAAATGGAATAACTTTACGCTAGTTTTAGTATGGCTTTTATTGCTGTGCAATGTTCCATCAGCCATTTTATGCGTTGAGCCTTTATGCTCTGTGCCATCTCTTTTATAATGCTTAACACCTTTCATTAATATCCCCTTTTCTTTTTATTAGTAGCTGCGCGTCCTCCACGCTTGGGAAGAGCTTTAGTGCTTTTATTTTTCTTTTTAGTTTGACGACTTGGTGTTTTCATTTTCATAATAACTTCCTAGTTACAGGAAAAGGGAGCCGAAGCTCCCCGTCCTTTATTAACCCTATTAAGAAATAGAGTAAACCGCACCGTTTGCTTCTTCAGATCGAGCTTCAAGAGTAAAGTAAGTCTCAAGAAGTTGCTTCTCAGCAGAAGTAGAAGTTGACAATTCAGTAGTGTGGATAGTTTTACCACCACCAAATGCAACACCCCAAGAAGACATATCCAAAACATAGATTTGGTTTGCAGGCATATGCTTGTTAGGAACTACTTTTACAGGACCAAACTGAGACTGGTAAATTGCAATTCGGTTGTAGATTTCACCAGCAGAGACATCAGTAGTCATACCTTCAGCTCCTGCCATGCCATTTACAACTGATCGAATAGAAGTTACACGAGCAGCGTCAGCCATAATAGAGACATTAGAAAAGTCACCAGAACCGTTCCAAACACCGTCTAAGACAGTTGTTAAAAAGGCTTCAGTAAATGTTCGGTTGTCACCTAATGTTGGCTTAGTTAAGCCTGTAGATGCACTGTTGTCAGTACCGTTTGATGCTTTGCTTTGGTTAGTGAAGATCCAAGATGCAACTGGGGCAGGTTCGCCAGCAGTGCTGTTAGTTGGAGCAACTTTTACGTTGTCAGCTAAAAGCAAAGCTTTTTCCATAGTCATCTGAAGCTCTTTACCTTTCTTCAGCAACTGATATGCCATTTCTTTTCCTGGAATACCAGCACGATCAAACATTTCAGCTTTCTTAGTAACTGTTGCGGTTTCTTGTAAGATAGCAACAAAGTTACCTTTACGAATTCGAGCATCAGTTGATGAAGCTGCAATATCATTTGCTTCAACTTTGAAAGTTGGAGCTGTGTCAGCCAAAGTGTCGGTTAACCATTCGTGGTTGTCGTTGGTTGCACGAGTTTTTGCAATACCAGACGAGAATGGAGTTTTGTAAGGAGTAACATTATAAATAACATTACCTAAGTCTTCGCGAATGTTAGATCCTGTAGCGACAGATTCTAAAGCGTACGCACTGTTACCTGCTAGTGTAGCCATGATTATTTACCTATTTAAAAGAGTCAAAAATTAAATCTACGGCAGATTGCTTGTCTAAAGATCCATCAGACCTTATAGCCTTTTTAAATCTAGCTTTCTTTGCCGCAGCCTGTTTTTCCGCACGACCCTTTGACGTTCCTTTCCTTATAACAGTTTTAGAAGTCTTCTTCTTAGGAGCTTTACTTTCAGCAACCTGTTTCTGCGATTGACTAGCCATTGCAGCATCGTGTAACACCTTTAACACAATAGCGTCATTTACAGTATTAAGCATCTCAGGGTTACCCCCAATACTCTTAAAATACTCAGTCATCACATTTACTTTCTGAGTCGCAGTGTTTTGATCTGCGAAACCAGGCTCTAATTGAATTAACAATTCTGCCTGCTGTGCTGATTGAGCCTGTGAATGCTCTGCTAGTTGTGCTTGGTATTGCTCTGATACTTTACTAGCTATACCGTTTATTTCAGATTCCTTTTGTTCGTAAAGAACCTTTGCTTCTAAAGCTTGTTCATAAGCATAGGGATCTGACTCTTTTAACGCTAAAAGCTCTTGAGTTGTATGGGTTGGCCGCTGACCGTATACCATTGCTTGAGCCACCTCTAACAGCCTTGCTGTTTCTTCGAGAGATGTGTTTCGCTCCGTCTCAAAAGATTTGCGCTCGTCAGATAACGCCTGAGTCTTACGAGTGTAATCACCCTGCATCAATATGCCACTCTTGATCTTTTCAATATCATCAAGACCGTTCTCATTCAAGAACTCTTTGGCAGAAACTAAATAATCGTATTCGCTGTCGTCAAGCTCGATGTCACCAGACATTTCTGGCTCATCACTTTCTTCCAACTCATCGTCTTCAGTTTGATCGAGTGTTTCTTCCACTTCGTCATCAAATTCTTCTTCGGAATACTCTTCCTCAAATTCTTCTAACTCAGCTTCAGGTACAGAATCATTTTCAACTTGTCCTAAATCTTCTTTAGGGTTAATCATGCCCAATACTGCCTCAAGTCCAGCAGCTTCTGTCATGGGGTCTATAGTAGAGAATTCCAAAGGGGTGTTCTCAAGTTTCTCGCTCATTTTAATATCCTTTAAGGGTCGGTCTTGCCGTTATCCTTTGTTAAGTGATAATTTTTGGTTTTTTGCTTTCTTGCAGTTCTAGGTATTGCTGAAGAGTTGGTGCATTGAACAACTGATCAGTAAACCCATCTACCTCTTGTAACGACAACTTTGTGTACGCTACTCCTCGCATCCAGTTAATTAAATCATCAGATACGATGTAATATTCTTTATCTTCCTCGGACTTGTTTTCCGAGTGTTTCTCGTTGGTTTGCATACCACTCCAAGTTCTCTTTTAAAGCCTTAACTACCTTAACCTCTCTCCAAAGAGCTTCACCTAATTCGGGTGTCTGCACTCCAGAAAAAGCCCTGTATAGATTATCTTCCATTTCCTGAAAAATAAACTGTACTGCGCCATCCTCAATAAGCCTTGCGGCTGCGTTTGCTACTTTTAACTTAGTGTCGTTGTTTGCGCTCTCACTAACAAGGCTAGTTACCAATCTTGACTGCTCTCTCACTGCGTGCCTCCAAGTTAAGTTCCGCTAACTTAAATTCGTTCTCATCTTCATGCTCTCGTACTTTAAGCATGAATTGTTGCTCTTTAAGAGCCAGTTCTTGCCTATCTAGCTCAAGCTTGGCTCTCTCTATCTCTACCTGCGCCATTAACGCTTGTTCTTGCGCTGATGGTGGCTGTGGTTCAGGTTGCCCTGTAAACTCAGCAGGTGGCTCTGTGAAGTACCTACCGTGTGCGCTCTTATCATACAGTCTTACCATATCTTCTTGCAACTGTACAATCTGCTGTGGCGTAACAGTAATTCCCATACCACCAACACTAAGCATAGCTTGTTGTGCGGCCATAGTTTGTTGCATATGGAATAACTGCTCAGTCTTAGATCCATTACCTAAACCAACAAGAACTGTAACGTCTTTTCTTGCGTGCCAGTGTCTTGGGTCTACCTCTACGAACTTATTGTCTAGTCGGAATATTGATTTGTCATCTGCATAAGCAATCTCTAGCTCGTAGATGCCCATAAAGACCTTGCGTAAAAATTCACCAAACTCTCTCGCTATCAAACGAACTCTAGCTTGCCGCTTAGATAGAACCTGGCTAACTGCACCCGCCGCTGTGTTGCCATGCAAGATGTCAGGGCTAATAGAGTTATCAGTAGCGCCTACATTCTGCTCTAACATCTGGTCTGCAATACCCATCATGTTGTAAGTATGCTGACCAAATGAAGGTTGTTGAGGGAATGAGATAGCATTAGGATGCTTAACGATGTAAGGTGCACCGGGCTTGCTGCTCATTACTGAGTCTAGGTCTACCTGGCCTTCTACGATAACAGGACGGCCATTGTTAAGGTTGTACTGGTTATCTAACTGGTTACGCCAAAGTGTACTCTTAACTTTTTGGAGTGGAGCCGCTGCATCAGCAGGGCAAAGACCTGTTAATCTGTGTGGAATACGGATAGGAGTCCATATAACAAAAGGTATCTCGTCTACTTCTTCTACATTAAGGACAACATTGCCTACTTTGCAGATTTTAACAAGCTCGTCATAGTCGTCTTCATCACGATCATACCGCATATAAATTTCGTGCAAATCGTAAACAGGACTAATATTGTTGTCATCATCATCATAATAGTTATCGCCGTCAAAATCCCTAGCAATTTTTTCAGGAGAGTCATATTCGTTATATCCAGAAGATGTCGCTGCTTTTTCAACCTTATCTGCATCAAATCCCATTTGCAGGAGGTCGCTTTTAGAAACTAACTTTCTTTGTCTTACATACTTGGCTTCTTCGACGCTAACTGCGCTTCGATCTATAGCAAACTCTTCAGGCGGTATTACTTCTATTTTTGTTTCGCTTTGAGTCTTAGTTCTTAACAACTTGCCGCTGTAAACGCTTAATTGTGTAAGCTCATCAATTGCTTCTTCAAACTCAGTGATTTCTACTTCTGGATCTGCCATCAAAATAGCAAATGCAGCTTCTGAAACTTCTTCAAAGCTATGATTAGTTACCATGTCTTCCATGTGGCGCCAGCGCTTAATAACGCCTTGACGCTGAAGAAGTCCATCCATTAGTGAATCTAAGATTGCGCTAAAGCCATCGTTCTGACGATAGAACACATATCGAACATAATCGGTTGCTTGTTGTGCGCCCTCTATATCTTCTGGTCCTTCTGGCTCGAATCTAACAGTCTCATCGTCTGCAATGAAAAGCTCGGCAACATCGGCTTTGATATTCTCAACAGTCTGATAGACTTCTCTGGTAACGATTTTCGAGTAGCCGTCACGTTCATTCCCGTATCGCTCACCAAGATAGTAATCAATAAGATCAGCGCGAGTTTGCGCTGCATCGCTGTCCATGTGGTCAGATACATTGTCTTCGTATGAGTTAATTGCGGTTAATAAGTCTTTGTTGGAAACTGCCATTATGTGACCCAGTTGTAGTTGTTAGTTTCCTCGGTTTCCCAAGGTCGCCTTTTCTTGTTTGACTCAGATGCCTGTGCAAACCTTTGACTCTGGAATGCGTATCGTGTGGCAGACATTAAATCGTCTTCTTTATCTACTATCTTACCGTTATCACCAAAATGATAAGTCCCGTATTCCTGCTGCCAGAAGTGGCAACTCTGAAATACTTTAAATAATCCCTTCTGCATTGCTCTAGTTAACGCAGTAATACCAGCAGAAATCTTTATATCTCCCTTAGTTTGCGATATGTCAGGGGGATTTGTAAAGTGTTCTGGTAGAAAGTTAACTCCTTCCTGCCTGTACTGCTGCGCCATTGAGTCGCCGCCATCAAAAGTCCTGTTACCATCGTGCGGCCAGGCTATAGGCGGCTGATTAGGTCTAGCCCTTATTGCTATGGCGTGTTCGACTGCTGTTTGACGAGATTCTCTGTATTCGTCAACTATATAAAAGCAACCGTTCTCTGGGTTAATCGCACCCCATACAATCGCTGTAGGGTGATCAAATCCAAAGTCAATGCCGCATATTCTAAGCCAAGAATCAGGTATGTCAAAGTCCTCCACTACCAGCTTCTCAAGCGAGTAAGGGAAGACCATGCCTCTACCAAATACAGGCTGACCCTTTGTACGCATTTCCCTTTCGTTAGGAAGGTACTGCGCTAGGATCTGCTCTTTTGCATCTTCATCAAGGTGCGGCGCTTCGTCCCACCCTGCTTGTATTAGAAACTGGCCTTTCTTCCTGTCTTTCAAGAACTGATTGATAACAGGAGTCATGCCGCTTTCAGGAGTAAACGTCATCATAACGTAACCCCTTTTATCCAATGTCCTTGTTAAACACTGGGTATATATATTCTGTGCTGGTTGCTCGTCTAGCCACACCCAGTCTAATGATGAACCCATGAACTTCTCTTCGCCCATTTCATAGGACTTAAAGGATAGTACCGACTCACCTATGTGTACGCCAAAAGCATTATGGAACTTAACTACAATACTTTCTACTGCGTTTGGTATCTGAGGCTTCCTAACTACATCTACAATGCAGTCTTTAGGTATTGACCCAGAACCTCTTAACTCTAAATTGACAGGATCACCCAACAGCTCTTTCTGTAGGATGTCTCTTGTCGTAACCGTACTGGCACCAGCAGCCCAAGCATTAATTGGCTTGGTAAACCGCTTGCCTGTCCACCAGTCAGGGTATTTTCCTGTTAGGTGACACGCTGTAATTCTAGCGCCAGTATAGGTCTTTCCTACCCGGTTGCCCGCCATCGCTAGGCACTGATTGTTCTCTTTTGTCGCATTTGCAAGGATTTCCTGCCAGCCATACGGACTCCATTCGGCGATAGCATTAAACTTTCGCCTTTCCTCTCTCTCCTGCATTAACTTAAGGAGTTTTTGTTTTTCAGCCTTGCTTAAGTTGTTTGACATTAGTGGATGATTCAATCAGCTCGGATAGTTGTTCATCAAGTTCCGCATCAGAAAGGTCAGATACTGTTTGGTTAAGATTAACTTCTTTCGGTTTATCGTGGCCTGTTCTGTGCAGAACGTCTTGTGCCGCCTTTAGGCGAAT